GCCAACATTGGAATATGTGGGTGTAATCTTTAGGTTTGCATAGCCAATAGGCATAGCGTTTTCAAGCCAAGAAAATTCTTCTTCCTTGATAGCTGTTCTATTAGCCTTGGTGTCAACACCTGCAAACTGTTTGACAACCGCATACGATTTCTTCTGTTCTGCGGCGGCCATGTTAGAAAGGTGTCGAGTAAGGGGTTGGCATCCGTCTGGTGGATATAGACACCAGTACGGCCTGAGTTTGCTTTATATATTCTTGCTTGAATATCTCTGACTCACCATAAGACTGTTCATAGAACTTAGCCTGGTAAGCCGCGTAGAAAATAACCGGTGAATAGTACGGGTCATTGATAGGGTCAACATCTGAACTATTAACCAAAGCCGTAGGCAATAAAACCGTATCTAAATCAACGGTGTATATATTGTCTGGTACCGGCGCAATAATAATAGAACCTTGTCCATACTGAGTGTAGCAGATAGGACGCCCAATATAGTTCTGCCAAAACCGTAACTCTGCATTGAACTGAGTCCAGGGCAAGTAACGTAAAGGTATGCGCGTATTTCCCCAATACAGGTTGACGTTAATTATATCTAGCGTCTGAAGACCTGAAGGTAGCGATACATAGTTGATTTGTTCAGCATTGCCCACATATTGTATATAAGCAGTGCCGTCTTGAAAGGGCGTACTAGGCGGGTAAACATTACCGCTATAGTTTGTATTACTACTACCGGGGTAAGCCGGTGCTGTCGAGCTTGTTGTACCAGCAGTTGTAACTTGATAAGTGTAGATATTACTGACTAGCTGTTGGCCTACTGTGACTGCGGTATTTGCGGTCCACAACACCGGGGCTTGGCCACCAGCAGAAGGGGAAGTAGGAACAGTAGTTGTTTGTATGGTGCGTAGCGCACCTGTATCTCGAACAACGCGTTCACGCGCATTGTTGATATAGGTTGTTAGTTGCGTATCAGAATAGAAATTTGCATTTGCATCATGCAGCAAATATCTGAGTTGCGTAATGTACCCGCCAAGTGTTTGAGACATTTATCTCTCATGTTAAGCAGCGCGGATATTTCCCCCCGCCCTTCTTGCGTTAGGCAGGGGTACTCTCTCCACCACCGGGGATATGAAGTGGTCTGGTTTCGGAGTTGCCTCCGTAATTCTAAACTTCTCCAGAATTTTAATACCTTCTGGAATATCATTCATTGTTTGGATAAAGGCCAAACGTGTGAGGTATGGCACTTTATTTTCCTGCTCATAACCAAAGATGTGACGCGCCGCTTCAACCGGAATCTCCACGGCTTCATTTATAGGAAAGCGATAGAGAACATATTCAAAACTCGCTTCTACCGGCTTCACCCATTTATTCGTCACACTGACTATTGTCATTAGAAATTTACCGTATCGCCGTACACACGAATATCAACTGTAGCGTTAGCAACGGCAGTTACCACTTTTACATAAAACGATTGCGTGTTGTAACCAGAAACTACGTTGGCCAAAAATGGCGCAATAATAGTCAGGTCTTGCCACGTTCCCGTTCCTGTCATGCTGGTCAATGTAGTTCCAGCAGCAGTAGTTACTGCATTACTGGTATTGCCATCATTTGACGTAAAAATTGTAATGTTGCCTGTTGATACGTTACCACTTGGATCTTGCACCGTAATACGCCGTACAATCACACCGCCGGAAGAAGCAACAGAAGTACCTGTTGTTAAACCGCCGGATAAAATTGGTATGCTAACTACAGCATTACCTGTGCTTGTAAGCGATACATTTGATGCAGCAGCAATTGCATAATTGCCAAAATTTGCTGCCGTATTTTGACTAACGGAATCAACATTAGACATGGAACACCCCCTTAAGTAGCGTTGAAGGTTCCGGCTACGTTTTGACCGCCGTTGGTTGCATAAAGGATGATGGACACGTTACCTGCTAACACGTTAGCACGCACGTTTGTACCGTCAGCCAAAATCAAACCGCCTGTATTGTTTGCAACAGCAACCGTCCAAGAAGCATTAGAAATGTTTCCAGACAAGTTGGTATTGAACTCAATGGTCACGTTACCCGTGGGCATAATCCAGTAAATACCACCAGGAATCGTAACAGCGGTTGTTGAACCGTTGGTCAGGTAGTAAGGAAGGAAATACGCACCAGCACCGTTCGTGGCCGCGTTTGCTAGTAAAATCTTGTTTGTTGATAATGACATGGCTTATCTCCTTATAGTGAAATAGAGTTATAGCCAGACACCACTGTCATGCTTTTGGGTTTGGTCGAGACCATTTCCGCAATCATGATAACAGCGCCAACATAGCCAATCTGCCAGTTAGGTAGAGTCGACTCAAATCCGGTAAACACAAACGAACCTTGCTCATGGATGTACAGAGACAAGTAATTAGTGTTCAGGAAGTAGACAGTACCTTCAGGGCAGTAAGGGTCTGGATAAATAGGTACACCAGCAACCATCAATGCGCGGAACGCAGCTTGGGGGCCATTTGCATCGCCATCAAAACCATGTCCAGGGGTGATGACATATTGCTCTTGTCCCACAAAGTCCTGTGCCAGCAAAGTCCAAGTACCAAATCCGCAAATACCAAATGAAGGTACTTCCGCACCTTTCTTAACGGTACCTGAGATGTACTGGAGAATGTTTTGACGGGTGGGGTTGACGTTACCGGCTGCATAGGAGCCAGACTGCCACCAAGAATATGTGCTACGCGAAATGTTACCGTAGGTGCCGGAAGCTGAAACAGCAGCAGGCAAACCGATAAACTGTTGCGTATTTGTAGTGTTGTTGTACAAGGCTGTTGCCATTGCATCCATCATGACGTTCATCGCGTCATTCATACGCGCTTCAATCAAAGGGATGATAGCCGCATCTTGCTGAACTGCACCTTCCATTCCGAGGAACGGTACGGGAGCAATCATCAACTTCAGGTCGAATTCAGCATTGAACGCACCTTGCTGGACTGAAGGCTGATTAAACGAACCAGAGTAATCAGACCATTGCGCGTTTACAAACTGAGCGCCCTGAACGGGTACGGTTACGGAGGACACACCACCAGAGGCAGACTGACTGTTAGCAATCAATGCTGCGAGCAAGGGTGTACTGTTGTAAAGCTGAACGACCAGCTTTGGGATAAACGCCCGGCGAGTAACGTAAGTCAACTCGGTATATTGGGACGACCCCGTTGCTGGAATAATACCGCCGCCGATAGGCATGGTTTATCTCCTTAAAAAAACGTATCCCCTACTTTTTTACAAGCCGATAGGTTTAGGATTTTTCCTAAGTTCCTGTAAGGCCTTTGCTGCTTCGGTTCTTGCACCTTGTGTTGGATTCTTCCAATACATAGACAAGTCAAACTTACTCAATGCGCTAGGTTGATAACCCATAGGCGTAGGCTCTGCGGTCTGACGCATCCAAGACCAATACTCTGCTGCTGCCTCATGGTTGGTAATGCCTTTCTCAAGCATCACTTTTTCAACTTCGCCAATCTGGTCTTCGTTATCAACCAAACCTTTTTTAATCAAAGACATACGGCGTTTTTCTAAATCAGCCATTGCATCGCGCTCTTGCAGTTTAGCTTCCAACTGCTGTACGCGCTGTTCAGACTGATTCATTGCTTGATATGTTTTATCCTTAATATCCAACTCAGGAATTAACATATCAGGCTTTGCCTGTTTGGTTAAGCGTAAGAATTGTTCCCGTGTATTTGGGTTCTCTGATAGCTGACGCGCTAGCAGGGCTAACTCATCTCGCGCTTCGTAACTTAAGTCTTCTAATGTTGACATAATATATCCCCTTTAACTTCAGATGACTTTTTTGCCGTCAGCAGGTTTTGCAACCATCATCTTGTTTTTGGTACCAAATTTGGAAGCAGAATCTAAGCCTCCAAGGTGTGCAAAGCGGGGTGGGTTAGTAACCACACCATTTTGCTGATTGTCAGATACGGGATTACGGGGTTGGCCTGCGCCACGGGGTTTAAACAAATCCATGATTTACTCCTATAAAGGGCTAGCTTGAGGTGCGGTTGGAGGTGCGCCGCCTGGAACAGCACCAGGAATGGGCGGCATATTTGGTACTGCCGGTGCGTTTTGTAATGCCATACTCTGCGGATTCATACCACCCGCCTGAGGCAAGGCTTGTAACATCTGAAGAATTTCAGACTGTTGCAATTCGTTTGTTTTGGCTTTCTTCGCACCTAGCACTGAAGTCAAAGCAGTCAAAGCACTTAACGCTTTTTTGCCTTCTTCAGATTCGCTGCCCAGTGCTGGCAAAGATTGTTCAATCAAATCTAACGCCATTCCTAAATTGACTAACGCGCCTTCGCGGTTGCCCATCTTAGGTTCAGGAGTTGACATAGGTGAGGCCATTGGTGCAGTAGATGAGTCACCCATACTTGGGGCGTCACCCACGGGAGGCATTGGTGAGGGAGCAGAAGCAGGGCCAAGACCTGCGCCTTTACCCTTGCCTATCAACTTCATTAACTGGTCCGGTGGAACACTCATGTCATCCTCTCAAAATTGGTGGGGGTGATTTTTTAAAATTCCCACCCCCCAGGAATTACTTGCGACCTTTACGGCCTTTACGTTTCATGCGTGCCATGATGGAGTCTCCAATTAGCAGCGGCCAACTATAACGGGGAAGTCAGCCACACCCCTCGTCCCTCTCGGGATTACCGTTTGGTCTTACGACCGCGTTTGTGAGCTTTGTACATTTGTACTCTCCATTAGTTACGGTTATCCCCTGCTGTATTCTCTACCACCACTTCTACTACTTGAACGGTTAAAGGATTTTACTCCTTGATTCCGATACTGCAAATTCGATGGAGCGCTCAAAGGTCTTAGCGACTCCGTTGTCACTCGCGGTTGGTCTGCTTTAGGTTGTGTATTACCCTGCTTCGCCACCTGCGGCCTCCAATTTTGGTTTAGGCGCTGCTTGTTGTTGAGGCTTTTGTTTCTCTTGCGCCTCACGCTTCGCCAACTTTTCCTTGAGCAATTGTTTCATCGGTGGTTCTAATAAGTCAAGTAAAGACTCTTTGTCAATTGCTTGAGCTTTAAAGAGATTAAATGCTAACTGACGCGAATCTTCCATAAAGATTGGGCTATTGGAGTGAGCGTCCACTTTCACAACATAATCTTTAGTAAATTGTTCAGGTATAAACGCCACGTCATATTCGTCCCTAAAATGCGTTTGGTCATACGCTTGCATCAACTTCATGTACAGCGTGGCAACCTTTTCTAAGCTATCTTCAACAATTAAAGCGCGTTTTTTGGCTCTTGAACTGCCTAATCTAGCTAATTGAGAGGCATGACCGGCACTTCGTACCCCTTGTTCCCCGCGGCCAGACAAGATGGAGCTAATACCAGAGGCTTCTGCAAACATTGCATCGCACTCATGAATAACTTCAAACAAGTCAGGCGGCATATTGGGAGACAATCTATCTACTTTTGCATTAGGCATATCAGTAGTAAGAAGGCCCCCAGGTCTATTCAACGCAAAGTTTTTCTCGTCTAAGATACCCGTAAAGCCAGAAAGCGCGGTAGGAGGAGATACCTGCTTGCTTAAGAGGTCGAGAATCTCTGTCATCCGGCCATTGCGTAGTTGTTGCAAGAACACTAGCTTCTGGACTTCCGACTGCCCCCAGTAATAATCATACTGAGGATTAGGGCAAATCTGGATGAACGGCAGTTCACCTTTCAAGAAAACGCTTGCACCAGGGCGGTCATATATCACCACGTCAGGGTCGCACATAGTTACACAGCGATAATCCTGAATATCATCGTCCCATACCCACAACTCGCTCATCTTTGCTGTAGGTTCAGCAACACGCGCCTTGTATCTGTTCTGTCCGTACAAATCTAGGTTGACGGTACCGTACAGAGTAGGATTGGTTTGACTCATCACAATGCGGTCAATACCTTCCGGTATGTCTTCAGTACGCGGATTATAAGCTGTAGTTATACGTCTAACTATTTCATCTCTACGCGGATGACTATACAGCCTGTTGTAAAGCTCTGATTTAGTTATGTAATATGTTTGGACAATGGCTTCTTGTCTGTCAGTGTATGGCGTATCTTCACGCAGCACACCCATAGCACTTGGTTCAATAAGAAAAGGGTGTATGCCATTGTTATAAACAAGTTTGACAAAAGTGGTGTTAAACACCAGCGCCCAAGTTAGGGCGGTCGAAAATACTTGGTCAGCGTTAGAGTTTAACCACTCATCATTAAGAGCGCCCGTTAAACGAGGCACCTTGCGTTCTTCAAGATTGCTTACAGAAGCGCCTAAATTGATAGTAAAACGGGTGGTCTCTGCTGAGTACAGGAAGCTCGTCAGAGTGTCGATGTGCGGATATATCTTGTTGAATATGGCGGGGCTGTCTTCTGGCCCGGAACCAAACAAGTAAAAAGAACGTAGCGATGAGTAATCACCCTTGCGTTCCTCAAGGCTCACCATACACTTTTGGATTAAGTCCTTGTAGAACTGCTCCCGATGTTCGTGACCTTCAGGTATACGCATTATTTAATCTTCAGGTTTTCATGGTCAGGAATATAACTTGCCGTCTTGGGTCCGGTCAAATTACCGGCCTCGCTCGGCTTCATTCCTACGGCTTCCCCTCGCACGGATTGTACCGCACGTCCAGACAAAAGTGATTGCATATTTAACCCGGGCATACCACCGCCCCAAATCGCGGAATCCCGCGGTGCGGGTTCTTGTGGTTCAGGCTTGGCATTGTTTCTAGTAAAGTAACCGGCCTGGTTCTCACCCTCACGGGTGGTTTTAATGTCGGTCATCTTGTAATCCATTGCTAATTGCTTCGCCGTCTTATCAGCCCTTTTGGAACGCTCTGACTTGAGAGCAGGCGCACGCAAATGCACGCGCATAACATTTGCCTCACAACCATCAGCAAAACAACTTGCAACATCACTTTCAAAATAACCATGTGTCGGACATTTGTAGTCTTTAAGTATCATCATTTATCCCCTTGAATAATCTCTAGGGTTTCGCAACCCTACCTTAACTTGAAGTCTTCCATCAACTAACGCTATCTTCTGAGAACGTACAACAACGCGTTCAGGTTCCCTGCGGTACTCAACAAACTTAGAACGGTCACGGTTTTGCATGATGCGTACATACCCGTCCTTATAGTTATGATAAGCGCGGCTTACTCTTATTTGAGTACGCTCTGAGAGCGGTTCCGTCTTGCGCTGAAATACGTCCAACAAGAAGTCTTTGTTAAGACCGCACATCTCTGCAAACAAGGCCATGCTGATACCGCGCTCTTTGTCGGCAATGAAGCGGTCCATAATGTCTAGTAACTCGGCTTTAGGAATTGGCTTTAGTTTGTCCATACATGCCTAACCTTTTTAAGTAATCAGACACGCCGCGGCTAACTGCTTTCTCGCCTGAGGTCATTGATTCTTCTTTGCGGTTTGTCTCGCGGGTAATCTTAGCGGCCATCAAACGCGGGCCTACTTGTTCTGCAAACGCTGCGGCTGCCAATGCAGCGGCGATAACTCTGTCATCCTTGTTGCGGCCAGTAGCTTCAATGCTACCTTGGTCTCTGACCACCGTCTTCATCTCGTCAATCAGGTCCATAGAGAATATGTCCATCATGCCGCGTTCAAAATAATCTTTCATGTAAGTGAGCATCCGCTCTTTAGATTGCGTAGTAGTCAGCCAACCAATAGAGTTACTAATGCCACCCAAGGTGTCGTTCCTACGCCAAATGTACTGTTGCATAGAACCGTAGACGTTCATCAAGTCATTGCCCATCACGCCGCCCATACTGGCCGCTTGGCGCTTCAGATTGCGTAGCTCGTTAATCACGGCCTGACCTGGACCATTGACTTCAAGGTTAAGCGTAGAGTTCTTATAAGCACCTGCAAGGTGCGCGATAACCCAAGCAAACTGGTAGGTGTTCATCTCTGAGGTAGCAAACTCCGCGACCTGTTCCATTGCGTCTGCGTAGCATCGGAAGACTTGGATACAGAAGCGGTCAGCCCAATCACTAGAACCATAAGCAGGGTCAGCACCAATAACGTAATAACCTTGTTCAACGGGTTCCTCAAATATCTTGAGCGTAGCCAGGCGCTCCGTACTCTTAACCACCTGAGTGTCATGGAAGTAACTCCCCATCACATAACGATAAGATTCAAAATCTATTTTCTTGGCAATCTTCATTGCGTCTGCGTAGCATCGGAAGACTTGGATACAGAAGCGGTCAGCCCAATCACTAGAACCATAAGCAGGGTCA